AATACTGAGACCCTGTGAAATTGGGGAGATCCTCCTCAGTAAATCCACGGCGCGTTTGCCAATCTTCCATGGGGTGTTTTGCATCAAATTCATAAATACATCCGGTGCCTAGATAGGTCATGTGGATGTCCAAAGACTGACACACTTGGGCCAGAACCAACGGTCCTTGTAAATTATCCCGCATGTTTTCGACCATTTTTCCAGGTTGTTCCAAGTAATCAATATTGCTACATCCGGGTCCAGATGTGCGTCCGATTGTACACATGACCTGATCTGGACGAACGATTGAAACCTCTTGATAAGAATCATGATAATTATCAGCCCGCGAGGAAGCCTCAATGACTGTCTCACCCTGCTCGCATAAAAGGGTTTTAATCTGACCACCGATCCACCCATGACTACCAAAGAGAAGCCACCGCATGTTTAAATATATGATGTTGATCGCATGACATTTTAAATAGATTTAGTATTACGCGTTTTGAGTTGGCTGTGGTGATGTTGCCGGTGTGGGTGGCGGAGGTGGGGGGAGTGACGGAATGGGAGAGGTATGTTTTCGTGAATAAGCTGATGGAAACTTACCTAATCCACAGATGCGACACACGTATTCTGTGTGTTCACTGTAGACAGCTCGATCAATTTCCCATTGATGTGGACAAACTTGGAAGATTTCGCAATCAACTGCATCCACCTGCCGTTTCAGCTGTGAAACGGCTTTTTGATGTTCATGGAGTTGTTGTGAGAGTGATTTTCTTTCAACAAACAAATGACTCAATAAGTCGCACATATTAACTTGTTGAGAGGTTATGTGATAGAATTAGTGCACAACAATCAATTTTTCCCTAACAAAGTGATACAGAATGATACAGAATGATTAAGATGTGATTTACTGACAAGTGTTACCGTTGTGTGATTCTGGGAGTTCATCTTTGGGAGATGATGGTTCCGAAACAGGAACGTTTTCACGTTCATTGCGACTAATATGAAGACCACCACGGGTGCGGTAGGTTATCGCGTTCGGGCGATGTTGTGTTTGTGTTTGTGGACGGCCATGATTAGGTTTAACATTTAGACGCTCTTTAAGTGCCGGCCAAGAAGATTTGTCCCAGTTAACAAACACTCCAAATTTGTTGGCAGTGGGTTCCTTCTGAAAACGACCAATGTGTGTGAAGTAAACGAAGAACGCAGGACCATTTTCATCGGAATGTTCGGTATCCAAGTAAAATTGAAGACGCTGGACAACATCTCCTTTGGTTAGAAGATCTTTGGCAAAACAGTTGTCAAACTTGATTTCATCTTTGAATCTGAATTCGAAGACTCTGGCTTCACTGCGTCCATAACCCGCATATGTTTTGACTTTCTCGGGGATCACCGATTTGATTAGCTCGAATAGTTCATCACATCCAGACTTGTAATTTGCTTCTCGGCCTGTGATCGCTGGTGTGACATTCTTTTCCTGATACTCTTTCACCAGTTTCTTGACATCATTAATTAAACTTGAATGCTTGTTTTCCATCTTGTATGGTTTGAAATCCCTCAACATGACAATTTTCGAATTTCAAATTTTCAATCTCAAATAAAAATTGATTATCATTCATATGTGATGGAAGATAATGGATCTCATCACCATTATATGACATCTAAAATTAAAATCGGCCTCATTAAACAACTTCCAACAGTTCCCCCTCCTCCGGAGGTTGTTCCTTCAACATCGATTTCGTCTTCTCTTGGACCACAACCACAATCAGAAAATGAAACATTCGATTCTCTGCGAAAACTCAATGGGTATTTGCATGAAATTGTGGAGAACAATGTGTTTGTCCTATTTGTCGAATTATTGAAAAAAATTGGCCAAGATTATCAGATCCCATTTGATCAATTAAAAGATCGATATTTGAACTATTTCAAAAAAGATCTGAAAAATTCCAATCTGTACGCGGAGTTCCTTTCCATGAATCTTACAACAATAGATTTGAAACATTTAACAGAAGGAACACAAGGAGGACCAGAAAAGTCGCAGTCTGAATCGGCGTCCGAGACAGAAACATCATCTGTTAGCTCATCCGGTTCTATTAATGAAGCTAAATGCTGTGCACGAACAGCAAGCGGTTTACAATGTAGTCGGAAGAAACAAAAAAACTCGCCGTTCTGTGGTAGTCATGCCCATGGTCAACCGTATGGTCGTGTAGACCAACAACCAACAACGTCAACACCGACGTCAACACCGACGTCAACAACATCGCCGGTGTCCCCCGATATGGAAGCCGTTGTGGAAGAGATCGATGGGATCTCTTATGTTGTCGATAATCAAAGTGGGAATATCTATCAATTTCCAGAAGATGCTGACCATGATGCAGATGAAATTGATTTAACCCGATTGACATTGGTTGGGAAAAAAGTTGATGAGGATATTAACTGGTTATCTTGAATATGTAATGGATCCCGTAAATTTGATTGCCATAATGAAATTGTCTCTTTGGATCATACCAGTGACAATGACGCAAACAATCACCACCAAAGTGAAAATACAATTGAAAAAAAATATTCATGAAATTCGTCCCATCCCGCACGATCCCATTAAATTGCCGGAAATCTTAGAGTTAGTTCCTTATTATTACCAAAACCAACTATATTGGTTGGAGCAACATACATATTATTTATTCACATACCAAACTGACCACAGTGGGTCATGTGATCCGGTTGGTCAATTAAAAACGAATACACACCAGATTAATTGGTTTTACACATATGACTTACCTGTTTCGCCAACATCACATTAGAATATTGGTACCGTAAACTTTCTGGTCGGAGTAAATGATGCTCTATCAAGTATTGGTATACATCATTAATATGGTGTTCTCCATGATAATCTGCCAAGGGAATCAAATATAAATTCTGATATTTATCAGATACGATGAGCGATGCAGATGGTGATGAAGTCTCATAAATTTCCATCGGTCGTATCTTGGAAAGAATTCGGTTGGCACAAGGGCGATCAATGGTCCAATTGATTGATGAAAACTGACTCGCAAGGGAACTCTGGTGACACTCTTGACAAACCAGGGACGATGTTGGTGTGGGAGTCAAAATGACTTTGTGATGATAAATATTAATGGTGTGGGCCGCTCGACTAATCGCAGTGTACAAGGATCTGGATTTGACTGACTCCTCCACTTTTTTACATCCCAAAATGTTGGGAATATCGACGAAAATGTTTTCATAAGTGGACCCCTGACTTTTGTAGATCGTGATCGCATATCCATAGGTAATCTGTGCAAATGGCCATACATAGCTTCGATAATAATATTGGCGCCAAATCAGTTGGAAAAGATACTCAACCAATAATAGGTAAGCCGGTCGAGTGCTAACCGAATGGGTCAATGAACGGTACTCACGGATCAGTAAAGTTCGAATCGTTTCACAATGACTGGTATAGTCATCTAGGCTGTCTGCCGCAATCACTGTCAAATGCGCAGTAGCTGGGTCTGTATCATGGGGATCGATCTTATCGGGATCATTAAAATACAACTCATTGACATGATAGGCACGGGACAGTCGTTTGATGGTCGCATAAATGCGATTGAGATGGGCATCCAAGAGCGGTTGTGTACTCTTGATTAGTCCAGTTAAGGAATCCACCACGGCATCAGAGAGCAACTCCTGAATTTCAGATGTCATGGACTGAGACGCGTGTTGAGAAACTTTTCGAGAAACCCATGGAGATAATTTATCCACAATTTTCACGGATGAGACAAGCGATTGCAAGTTCAATGGAGCAATGGTATAACGGGTGGACTGCACACGGGTCACCAGCAATTGTTCCGATGTAAAAAATTTAATGTAATAGGGACTTTTACTTCTAGCATTGGGTGTGAGCGATTTCATGCGATTCACATTGTAAAAAGTTTTAAAAATGACTAGCTCTCCGGGCACATACTGTTCGGTCGGTCCATTGAAAATGCGTTGGCGACAGATTTGATTGAGAGAGTCGCCTTCGGCATTGGTGTAAACCAAAATGATCGGAGCGGAGGTGCTCACTTTCGAATTAGAGTTTGTTTGAAACATCTCGACATACCGATCTAACCATGGTTCTTGTTGGTTAAAATGGCGAACATCGGGTCCTTGTGATTGATGCTTTTTGAGGTCCACCCATGGGACATCTTGTTCAGACCATGACACGGATGCATCTGTAGGAAGAATCAATTGCCGAAAATCACAGAAAAGATCGGTTAATTGGTTGTGATTACGGCTTCGCATAATGCAACTCAGTTTCATTTTCTGAATATGGTGTCGATGCTGAAATGCTGGATTAAAAATGGGAGAACTGGTTTCGGAGACAGGTGGTAATTGTCCTGAATCCCCTAAAAAGATGATACTTGGCACATGGCACCCTATGAGGCCATTTAGCATATTGGTTTTCATCCGACTGACGATTTTCAGAATGGTTTCCACTTGTTTTTCTTCCATCATGGAAACTTCATCAATCACCACAATATCATAGGGTAATCTGGTTGACTCTTCGTTCAATTGAAAAGATGTGCGCCCATCGGCCCCAATACTGGTCCGACTCTCAGTCAACTTAAAAACCGTTAAAAAACTGCGATTTTGACCCTCCTCTTCTTGGCCATCAGGGTTTGAATGTTCGCTTTGACACCCATGCCCCCCTATGGGAACACTTTTTTCATGTTCATGATCGGGATCATCGTCTTGTTTCGAGACGCGTTCCATCATGACATTCAACGCCTTGTTAGTTGGACAGGAAAAACAGATTTTCATTTGTTGGAATTCAGGGTAACTGAATAGATGCATAATTGTCGAAGTTTTCCCAGTTCCGGCTTGTCCCTCCAACAAGAATAATTCGTCCGCATCTTGTGTATGGCTAGTAATCACTAGTTGTTGATACAAATTACTGATAATTTCTGCTTGTTCAGCGTTAGGTGTGAAATTGGATGGCATGCGATAGGGATATGAGGGATTGTGAAGTTCACACTGAATACAGCGGCAAATGACCTGGGAAGGTTGTGAGGGCTGGTTGCGGTAAGCCGATCGGATCTTGGCATTATTGAAGTAGTAAACGGTTTGACAGAACGGACATGTTAGAGTGTCATCAGATTCCAGATAATGGAACATTATCCAAACTTATTCTTTGATACTCAACGGAGTATCCGACTCAAATCAAATTTTAATATACGTAAAGAGAAAATCACAGGCTCACATATATCCCTCGATGGAACATTTATTTACCAAAAAGTTTACATCATTGGTGGGAAATGCCTCACTGGTCGAGGCACGAAAACACGGGATCCCAGCGCGAACGATTAACCCTGACCAATTAGATCCAGAATTTTACATTAAATCCTACAAAGATGTCAAACCACGCTTCACGGATCCTAAACAACATTATTATACCATCGGGAAACAGGAGAATCGATTACCCAATATGAATAAATTTGTCCAATTGTATCCGGAATTTGACGCAACTGTTTACGCCACCAATAATCCAGATTTGGCAAATTTTACGACCGAAGAACTCATGAGTCATTACCATCATCATGGTAAAAACGAAGGGAGAATCTATCGTCGCGAAACAGTTTCAAATAAATTAACTAAACCCTACAAAACTTCAGTACCATCTACGACCGTGACCACTGCATCTACCGCATCCGGGTCATCTTCGAGTTCATCCGCACGCAACGGAGACACCAGATCCAGACTCAATCCTCGATATATTAATCTGGACAACTATCGGAAAATCGAGCTGCACACCGATACCAATGATGAAGTTTTTTTGTCCCCAGTCTTAATCGAAACCCTAAATAAAAAAGACACATCCAAACCGATTTATCTCGTCTTGAGTGAATGGGGTTATCCCCCATTTGGTGGAGGCGAGTGTTGGCTTATTGATACGATGAAGTGGATGTCTACGTGCGGTTTTGCATCATATATGATCTATTTTAATGATCCTGTCCAGGGAACCGATTTCGATCACTATGAAAGTTTCCAAGTAGAACAGGACCATGCGACTTATATTAAATTTCCCCGCGATGTTCCCCGATTACTGAAATTCATCAGTTTACTCAATCCGGCCGTCATTTCTCATCAGGGATTACGCCGCAAGGCTTACTTGAAAATCGCCAACCTTTTGGAAAAACCGTTTATCACTGGGTTCTGTTTTTGGCAAGATTTGATCCAACTGGATCAAGGTCACACCCAAGGTCAGGTGATCAATCAAAATATGTTAGAACGCGTTTCATCCTTGCTTCCTGATCCTAATTTCTCATACATTCTGTCACATTCTGCGGCTTGTTATTTAGCTAGCCCATTTATGGCGGAAGTTGTCCAAAAAACTCATCATGTGACCATGGACGTGATCAATACGGTATCCGACGAATCTTTGTATCGCGTACCCAAAGTGGAGAATAATATTTATGTGACAGTGATCAATATCTGTGGTTTGAAAGGAGGACACATTTTGGAAAACGTGATCAATAGCACTCACTTGGATATTCCTTTTTTGCTGATCGATTCGCAAGAATCAGATCATGAGATCAATCAACGCCTCAAACGATTGTTAACTGACCGGAATCAAGTGGAAAATCCTAATAAATCCATGTATGTTCTGGGACCGGTGAAAGATATGAAAGAAATTTATCGGCAAACACGCATTCTTTTGATTCCCACTTTAGTTGATGAAACGTTCTGTCGCGTGGCATACGAAGGAATGATGAATCATTTGCCGATGCTCTCCACTTCTTGCGGCAATTTGAAGTATTTAGTCCAAAGCTACGCCGATTTCTTGCCACCAGAATCAGAAATCTGGTCTCAGAAACTCAATCAGATTTATCATGACGAAACCATCTTGAAATCCATGGCGGAACGCCCATGCACAATTAATCCACTAGTGGATCGTGAGAAATTTATTAATCTGGTCTATCGTTGTACGATCAAGCCGATGGCTCAAACAACCCCTTATCTGTTGACCAATCATGTTGGTTTATTATGCCCTTGGGCCGATCAGGGTTTGGGGATACAATGTCGTGAATATTATGACATGCTAGTCAAATGTGGTTATCAGGTAAGTGTTTACTCATTTAAACCCTATCATGCTACGATTAATAATCCGAGATTACAGGCCGATCCCAAAGAATGGGATTACCCTAACATCTATTATGCCAATAATGTCAGAGAGGAAATCGATACGGATGATTTTATTGATTACTTACATCAATATCAGGTCAAAAAGATGATCATTGTGGAAACATGTTATCCCAAAGTTTTTGAATTGGCACGGATCTGTCGATTTTTATCCATCCAAGTGGTCGCGATTCCCAATTTAGAGACTCTCAGATACAGTGAAATCCATCAGCATGATGTCTTTGATAAAATTATTTGTAACAATCAGATGACGTATGACATCCTCTCCAAATATTTCCCACAAAAAGCTAAACTGGTTGGATTCCGAATTCTCAATCAGAATTTCAGTGTCATTAAACCTAAGACGGAAGAGTCCGGATCCTTCTTCTGCTCCGGAGGATTGAATGCCTTATCACGCAAGAATATCGATAAGATTTTACAAGCCTTTAAAAAGCTGGAAGATGAACGAAAACTTAATCATTTTAAATTGTATGTATACATCCAGGGAGTGGAGGTTCCACCCCATCTGGAAAAATACAGATCTCATCACATTATCTTCAACGTGAACCAGAAGCCCTACCGCGACATTGTTGACATTTATAAAAAGCATGATATTTTCATCCACATGGGGGATCATGAGGGGTTAGGATTAGGATTTTATGAGTCCCTGGCTTGTGGAACACCGGTTTTCACAATTGATACGCCACCCAATAACGAAATCATTCGAGAAGGAATTAATGGATGGGTAGTTAGATGTAACTACGTGCCTCTCACCGATAATAATCAAGGAATTGTTTACAAGGCATGCGTTGAGATCGAAGATCTCAAAAATAAATTACTCGACATTATCAATCATTATCAGCGCGAAAATATGTACCATTCCACGGTCGCTGATTATATCTGTCGATACCCGATTGGAACATATGCAGAACAATTGCAGAAAATCTTTGATTAATCAAAATTTTTTGTGGCATTATCTTATAGAAACATGTCACAATTAGGTGGAGCAATTCAAGCAGTTACCGTCCCATTAGTCTCATTGTCTAACTTCTTCAAGAAAAAAGAACAAAGGGGTGGGGCCGAAGAGGCAACCAAATCCAGTTTCAATACTGATAGTATAATCTCATGGATTACCTCACTGGTTTTCATGGGTTTAGCTGGATATCTATGTTGGTCTTGTAATGTCTCGTCCGATTTCCCTCTCCGTATCATTTACACCGTCTTGTCCATCGTTTTCAGTTGGATCTATTTGATCTACTACCTGTTGTACCACTACATTATGGGTAATGCCTGTTGAGCAGTGAATGATAAATTTTATTTAATACGAAACAAAGTACATATACTTACACATATATGCATTTTCGCTTATGTTCACTTTTTGACGACAGCGGCTGGAGCTGGAGCTTCGGTGACTGGAGGAGGCATTGATACTGGAGCTGGAGCTGGTGTCAGAGATACTGGAGAGGCGGGGGGAGTTGGCACATTTTCGCCATTAGCTGCACGATCTTTCCAGTTTTTCTTTTCATCATCACTCAGAGCTTTCCACATTTCACTCATTTTTTTCATCCGATCGCCGGATGGTACCCCTTGAGCTTTAAGTTCACCCATTTTGACTTTCATAAAAATGTTATAACCGGAAGGTGCTCTTTTAGCCTTGGGGCCCGCCTCACTGGATGTTGCGGCAGCTGAGGATTTCTTAGTTTTCTTGGGAGCGGCTGGCTCACTGGGTGCTATAGTGGCCGCTTTGGCCGAATAGGCCTTCTTTTGGTCCTCTGGAACCTCTTTCCAGAGGAGGGCCACCTTGCCCATTCTTTCACGTCCTTTCAGAGTTGGATCCTTTTTGAGTTCCTCCAGTTTTTCTTTCATAAAGAGGTTGTAGCCATTGATGTGACCGGCTTTCCTGGGTTTCGATTCACCAGCAGCCGGTGAGGCAGTGGGTTCAATGTAACACTGGTCCCACGCATTTTTCAGAATTGGTTTCGACTCATCAGGTAGTTCCAGATTCTGAGACAGAATTCCCCAAAATTTCTCAAATTGTGCCATGATTGATATATTGATTGGATTGTTTCCGATATCAAAATAAGGATAAATCAATTCAAATTTTCGACTATTAAACTGCATGATAAGAAATACAAATATTTTAAAACATAATAAATAATGTAATGATAGAGGAAAATCATGCAATATAAACATAAAATATATATTCTGTTAATGTTAAACTTATCATATTTTTCGAATCCTGATTGTCAGGCAGTATTTGATCGTGATGTGAATGGATCTTTCAACATATTGTTGAAGTACCTCACGTCCGCATCGGAACTGCATCCCCAAGAGGTTTCAAATCTGATTCCGAAAAGGATTAAGATATGAAACCGTTGCCTCCATGGGCTTTCTGGCATGATATAATCATGCCGGATACAGAATTTGATGTAATCAGAAAGTCATTTTTGATGATTACGATTATTTTCGAATTAATACATGGCGACGATAGTGGTTCCGCCGGAAAAAATCGGTCAAAGAAAAACAGGTCATCGATGTTTAAAATTGAACAGGAATGTATGAATCCAACCCATCTGGGGCAATAATGAGTCCATGGATCCGATAAGTCTCAAAATTCCTACTTTGGAATCTTGTCCCAAGGCTTCCGAGTTGGTTTTCAGTTGTTCCAGGGTAATCTCTCGCAGATCACCAACCCCAAAGTCGTAATGCATTGTTACGTGTGATCCCATGACAAACCATCCAGCGCTCCGTTTAAACACGAGACCATTTCGTAACGCGAAATGGTCATCAGTTGTCCGCACCGATAGTGGGTTGGCTGACAAATCGTCGTATGTCAAATCAAATGCTTGTTCTGGTCCAAATGACATCGTGATTTTAACAGGAAATTCACGATATCAAATCTTACATTGCGGTCCATCCGGAAACTTGTGTTTGATAATTGACACCGGTCAACGGAAGATCCACATAGACATGCTCAGTGGTCCGTGCGAAGAGTCGTCGAAAACATGGAAAATCTCCGACAGCACTGGGTCCCCACCCTCCTTTTTGGATTTTCGAGGTGTGATACAAATAACAACATGTTGCGATTTCGCCCACAGCGGGACAATTTTTATCAATTGGATAAATGAATTTGTCGGCACGATATAACATCCAAATGATCAACCGTTGGGGGTCGGTCAAATACCGTTTTAAATAATGGAGTGCATGTGGGGTCATCCATTTATCGTCATCATCGACCACGACCACCCACCCTGGTTCTTTTCGGGCCAGGATCGCATCATACATAAGATCGACATATTGATTGGGATGCAATTTGTGCTTGTAAGAGATTAAATTGACCAGCTGAGCAATATGCGGATAGGTTTTAACATATTCATAGGTCTCTGCCGTATCATACGAAACCACATGACGAATTTGCGAATAGTTTTGTGACAGGAGTGAATCCACATTTTGTTGAAACAATGCCGGTCGTTGACAAGTTCGAGTTAAGACATAGATTAACGGGTCTTGGTCGGGTCTTCCTTGTGCCACGGGTGGAGTCAAGTTCAGTGTGCCCAAAAGTGTATCCGTCCGAGCATTCTGAACACAACGAATTAATTGGAAGATGGCCTGATTGGGAATCAGTTTCTCTTTGATTCCGTGATGCACAAAGTGACCGTAAGCATCATCGTATTGTTTGAAGACCCCGTTATAACACGGATACATTTGCAAATAAAAGCACCGATCAAAATAAATCGAGTTGCCATACCAGGTTGGATCAGATGGTAGAACGGGATGCAATTGATCAAAATAGTCAGCTGTTGACAAGGAAGCACATAAGAGCCAATAATTAACACATGTCAAATCCAGATTCCGATTCCATTGAGTTTTGACCTGTTCATATGGATACTCATGTAACACTTGTGAGAGCCATACAGATCCCATGTGGTCTGATAGAAATGTTTGAAATTGTTCCGCTAACCATTGATGACGCCATTCCAACAATTGTGTGGGATCTTCTCGAATGGTTATTTCATTTGTCACATCTATGTCGACCATCGACACGGGAGTGGAAGTGTTCACGTTTTGGCACTGATATTGCAAATGACATTGAGTGGCACACGCCTCTAATAAATCGTCGGGATGAGACAGACAGAAAGTTAACTCGTATAACAGAAGTTCATAGGCGGCCCGCGGAAGACAATAACCAACAGTAGTTGGGGTCAAAGATGTCCCTATGGTCAAGCGCGTGACGGATGCCTTGATCACATCAAGTGGTACCACCATGTGGGGGGTCCAGGTGCGCGCGAACACAATCACGATATAGTCGTACGGCTTGTGTCGGGCATCATCTAAAATTTCTAACATGGCGAGCACATCATTAATCTGTTCCGCTTGGTTTAGAGTCCGATGATCGATTGGATTCCAATGACGAGAGTGACCGGTCTGCGTCCAGTGTGTCCAGGCATCTGAATGTGTCATCTTTCGATCCAATTCCGGATATTTTTCCAGATAATACTGCCAATCAAATTGGTCAATTGATAGGTTTTCTAGTTGTTGTAAATGTTGCAGGGCTGATTGGGTCAGAGCATGATCCATCACATATTCCGGGAAAACAACACATGTCATGTCTTCCAGGTCGCGTAACTGAATTTGGTAATGATCAGTGATTACGTACCAATGCGGCATGGATATATTGATTATCATAATATACCTTAAAATTCTATTGATGATACATATATGCATGGATTTCCCTTCTGGTGTTGCCTTAGCGATGTCCCGAAAACCCATATTCGTGACATCCAACTCTAACTCTAATCCAGATCAATTAGATTGTAATTTCTACGTCAAGGCGTACAAGGATGTTAAACCACGGTTTGTCAACATCTTTACACATTATTATACTATTGGTCAACAAGAGGAACGCTTACCTAACGCCGCAATCTTCCGCGAGCTCTATCCATTGTTCAATTTGGAAATGTATCGGCAATCTAATACCGATCTGGCTCGGTTAACTCCAGAAGAATTAATGAGTCATTTTCATTCTCGGGGACGTTTTGAATGTCGCAGTTATCGATGATCATATCTCAAAAATTGATCACAAATCCTCGGGGGAGTATGAAAAAATACATGTCAGCTTTCGATGAAATGAATCGGTGTATTGAATGCGGAGTTGATCTGGGACTCATGAATCCCAGACAACTGTGCGGTAAAACCTATTGTTTGAATCAGTTCTGGACATCACCACAACCTGAACCACAACAACAACCTGTCTCTGTACACAAACGGACATCTCGACTTATTTTCCAAGAATACCCATTACCAAAGTAAATTTATGTTGTATGTGATTTAACTTTGGGTTTTCCGTTTGTTTCGTTTGGAGGTCAGAGACTCTGCTGTGATTGTTTCAATCACTTGAATCAAATTGGATTGATCAGTCGTCAGGGGAGACTGATCAATCCAATTGCGTAACAGATGAGATTGTAACTCGTGGGTCCCGGGAAGAGTACATGGAGTCTCAAAAATCAAGGGAACCTGATATTCGTGAGCCCATTGCGCAAACCATTGGGCCCCTTCGGTTGATCCTCCGAGGAGAGGATTGGTGATAAAACCACCCATCCAATCACTGTGGTTGTCATGGCGACCCCCAAACGGGACCGCGCTATCATTAAAATGAATACACCCCAATTTCTCCCGACCAATTTGTTGTTCAAACTGTGTGATGAAACGCTGAATAGAGGCCGGCTGACGTAAATCAATCTCCCCTGCGACAAATGCATGGCATGTGTCCAGACAGAATCCTAACCGCTCCTTCGCTGTGTCATCAAATTGATTGTAAATGTAGGTCAATTCCTCCAGAGTACTACCCAGTTCACTGCCTTGTCCTGCGGAATTCTCCAATAGAATTTTGGCTGTGGAATCACTGGTGCGATCAATCACTTCCGACAGATTACGCACATAATTATTAACCGCTGCCAGTTTGGTTTGATTGGCACTCTCCACATTTTTGCCCTGATGAATGATCACATCACATCCCAGTTGTGTGGCCAGTTCGATCTCTTTGACCAGGGATTCGATCTGTGATTCCACATTCTCGCGACAAAAATTGTACACATATTTACCATGATAGACCAGAAATTTTAACTTCAATTGACGAAGTGCCGCGATCTCATTTGGTTCCAGGACTGGATGATAGGTCAGAGAGACCGGATGATAACTAAATTGGAAACCTTGCGATGGAAGAGAAGACGGTCGTTTGAAATCGGTCATCTCGACCTCGGTTGCTGAAACTGACATAATTTGTGCAGATGACATCTGTCTCTATGATAAGATGAGCAAGATACCATGATTGATATGTGATCAATTTTTGTCATCGTGTCGATGACAAAAATTGATAGCCTCCCAAATATATCGAATGATCATTGTTTAACAATTCTATGAGGTGCGTGATAGAAAAATGTTGTAACAAAGCGGTTTTAATCGTTGGAGACTGTAAATATTGCGGGGGACAATATTGTTTAATCCATCGATTACCTGAGAGCCATCACTGTACTGGACTTGAGACTTGTCGAAAAGTTCATTTTGAACGCAATTGTGACAAAATTATGAGCGAGAAAATCACACCACCTATTGTTAGATAGTGATCCGGATCGGCACATGATCATATTCCATGAAGAGTGATAACGCTACTTTGAGTTCGTCGTTCTCTGTCGCTGGCCGGTAGAAATAATCGACATCTCGTAATTCTTGTTTGATGTGCATTGTATCCAACCCAATCACACTTGGGCGATTGGGGTTTAACGGGCTAGGTTCATTGATGGCTAATCCCCGTAAGACATTGACCGGTGAAATGGCAATGTGTTCGATCATTTTGGCCAACAACATGCGCGCCTGCGGTTTCAGGTGAAGCATCCGGGAACGCTTAAAATCCTTTGGATCAAAATATATCATTCCCAATTGATCCCGGATGGCATCCAGCAAAAATTCGACAGTATAATCAAAGATTATATGATCCATGGGTAACAATAGTTCCTCATTTCTCGAACGGAAGTAAGAAGCATTGGTTGGTTGATATTGTGGCCTCGGACGGATAAACAAGTCCTCCATAGCAGTGATGTCAGCCATCTATATTATATACAATATACAGAGAGGAGATTTTACAACCATGAGATTTTACGCTTAGTTAATAATATTTTTGAAATCACAGGGCAACTCAGGAATCGTAATGTGATAACATTCCTCAATGGCTTTGAGTTGCGATTGCTCTCGGTAGGAGAGCAGATTGATTGCAAATCCCTTTTTACCGTATCGACCAGTGCGACCCACACGGTGAATATATTGCGATTTATCCATTGGCAAATCATAATTAATCACCAGACTAATACTGGGTACATCAATTCCGCGTGCCGTCAAATCAGTGGAAAGTAGAATACGGATTTTTCCCAATCGGAACTCCCGCATGATTTGGTCTCTCTCGCATTGTTCCATACCTCCATGGAGTGATCGAATGGCGAAATCACGATCACGGAACATATCTTCGAGTTGATCGCAATGGCGTTTCGAATTAACGAAAATGATACTCTGAGAAATCACCAAGGATTTGTAGAGATCCAGAATCGTATCGAATTTCCATTCCTCTTTATCACAGATAACGTGATACTGTTTAATTCCTTCGAGAGACAAGTCTTCATCCTTAACGGAAATCACTGTCGGTTCTCGCATAAAATGTCGGGACAAATCCAGCACGGCATCATTGATGGTCGCACTGGAAAGAATGATCTGTGAGTTTTCATTGGTGTATGCGAAAATTTTTTTCATGGTGGGAATGAAATCCTCTTCCAATGTTTTATCGAATTCATCGACAACCAGGACACGTGTCCCAATTTTCTGTGGAATCATTCGATGATCCAGAACTGAGCAAATTTTGCCAGGCGTTCCGATCAAAATTGTTGCTCTTTGTGGAAAGTCCAATTGTTCATTGACACGGATACCTCCTACACATTTAACAAAATTAAGATCCATGCGGTCCCCTAACATCTGAATCACCTTGTACACCTGATTGGCCAATTCACGGGTATTCAGAACAATGATCCCCTGGATACTTGGGACCGCTTCGGAGATTTTTTGCAACATGGCAATCGAGAAGGTGCCGGTTTTTCCCAAACCTGATTGGGCCTGAAGGATGACATCATCATGCTTTAAAATTAATGGGATTCCTCGTTGTTGAATGAATGATGGTTTTTCCCACCCATAAGCATAAATACCTCGCAAGAGTTGATCCTTCAATCCCAAATCCTCGAACGTAGACACTGTCGTTTCTTCCGGTGTATTATTTGACATTTTCAATAATTTGAATCCCGTCAAATAGGTGAATGGAATTCAAATCAAATTTTTTGCACAGATTACATAAAACTTCGTATAAATTTATAATTTAATAGATGACAACACCAACGGTAACACAGTGCAATCAAACTTCGGAATCAATCGATGACATGAGTTTTGCGGAATATTGTCAATCGCAAACACCACCACATTCCCCACCACAACACTCGCCTCCTTCCCCACCAGTACCACCTCATCTGGACAATCTAATTGATGAGGATGAAACGCGAGACCGTTACGTCGTCCATCAGCGTCCAACAGATTACTGTGTACCCATTTTTCTTGCATGTGCCATATGTCTGGCAATGTGTTTACGGATGGGAACTTTTATCTATTGACAAAGGTAAACCAAATTTCATCATTTCATCACAATCAAAGTTGTTGAAATGATCAAATCATCAGTTTTATTTACATCTATTCTCCTCGATTTCAATAGTGTTGATTCCATTTACGATCCCAGTTCAGAATGTTTTTGTTGAGGTTTTTATTGCTAATAAATTGGCGTGGTGAACGAAAACGTTGGTGATGTCTCTTGTGAATTTTCTCACGCTTGGTCACACATTTAACGGTTTTGGTCGAGACAGAAGTTGAAGTTGATCCTGGAGTTGGAGTCGAAGGGGAATAGAGATTAAAATTATCAAATGGTACGCATTGGTGAGCCCGACTTCCCTGAACAGGGTGAATCATTTCATTCCAAATGGACAGATTGTGTTGAAGATCCAGATCAATTTGACGGAATTTTAGTTCTTTCAACACCTCAGCATATGCCTCCTGAGCCTCCAATACTTGAGATATCATAAAGATTTCTTGACGGCGCTCCTGGATGAAACATTTCAGTTTGAATTGAGACATGACGCGGCCATATGCTCGTTTCCAATCACGCGGTGGATCACTAGGACGGAAGAAGTGTGTGTAGATGATCTCTGATTCCACTGGCTTAAATTGGCCGGAGGGAATCAATTTCCCTGTGTGGATAACCTGAGCGGTGGGATCTTTTTGTGCATCCAAGCAACGCTGATGTTCGTCCTTTAGGAACTGTTGCTGTGCTCGAATGCGCGAACGCTGTGTTTCAATGAAACGTCTGAGTTTGTAGCGTTCAACCAAGCGTTTCACAAAACTAGCAGTTGGCACTGTGACTGGTGGAATAATCAGTGTTTTGTGTGAAATGGAAGTATGAATTGGTTTAAATTGGCCTGAGGGAATTAATTTCCCAGTATGGATCACTTGCTCTTCTGGATTCTTCCGGTCTTTCAGACAACGCTCGTGTTCTTGACATTGGAAACGCTGTGCCTCACGGAAGAGACGGAAATTGTAGCGTTCAATTAGACGTTTCAGATAACCCTCTTCAGTCTCCAGAGGAGGAAGAATATCAAGTACTTTGTGAGGAATGACTGCACTAATGGGTTTAAATTGACCTGATGGGATCAATTTCCCAGTATGGATAATCTGCTCATCTGGATTTTTCTGGGCTTCCAGGCAACGCTTGTGTTCTTGTTTCTGATAATTCCAATTTTGCAAAATTTGGTCCCTGCGATTGACAAAATGACTGAGTTTTTCGCGCTCTTCATCGGTCAATTGTGAGTCCATCGGAACAAATTGCTCTGAGGGAATCAGACGGCTTATATAGATCGCTTCATTCTGTGCCTCCACACACCTCTCATGTTCCTTCTGTTGCCAGCGAACAACATATGTCTCATGAGCCGCCGGAATCTCGTCAAGAGCCTGTTGGAAAGATTGTTTCCATTGGTAGACGTCCTTTGCAATATCTACATCGCTCTTGGGTTGAGTGCAATTCATAAGGTTGACGACGACTTGTGGGATTTCTATCTGCGGGACCATACCACCGGTGGGACCGAGAACACCGGAACGCACATACAGTTGACTAGCCCGCATCATAGTGGTCATGAACTCATCTTTGATGTTTGGGGGAACATCAGCCAACTTGTCCATGAACTTTTCGGGTTGGTCTCTCATAATACTGATTGTGAGATCTTGTTTGACGTCAGACGATAAATCAGTTTGTTGAATTTTCTGAATCATTTCCTCCTTAACTGATCCGAACATGAATGTTTTGAGCCACTTCAAAAACGATGCCATGATTCTTATATTTATATCACAGGTTTTTGTTGTATGTAGATGGATCTACCTACAACCCAAATCCGATTTTCAATTTTTCCCTTAAAAGACCCTAGATTACGGCATTTTTAATGGGATTTTCAATTGACTCACCATTTTTCTCTGATAGGTGGAATCAGACAAATTAAAAATATGGGTGTTCCACGTCTGCAGATCATATTCTTCCAAAAATTTGCGAGGAGACATATGACATGTTAAATTACGTCCAATTAGGTAATTAATCCCTTTCAGATAACTATTTTGCAAATTATTAGCAATTTTCCGACCAAACGACGTCCGATCCTCATGGATTTGTTCACGATGTTCATTGTAATAGGCCAATCGAGTTTTCCCGGTATCGTAGAAAAAGATATTCCCAGGTTGTTCGAAATAAATCTTTTCAATTAATTTGCAATCTCCGCTGAGGTCCGATAAGGCACACCCTTTGATATAATCAATCGCCTGTTCGAAATTGCCGGTTTTCTCGGTCAACATATCCAAGTAGTTATCCGCGTTCGACACACAAATCACATTTAGGACATTTTGATTGACTATGGGTTTTTTCTCCTGTTGTTCTAAACGTTTCTCAATTGATGACATTGTGGAGACATTATTTTTGAGGATTTCAATCTCTTGACGCAGTGATTTGACTTCATCCGCCATCGGACCCGTCACTTTCAAAACTTTACAACGTTTTTCTTCTAAGTGGCGTTTTAAATGATGTTTCATCGTGAATTCACGATGACAATATTGGCAAATGAACGACATTATCATAATATTATACTGCGGATAATTGTAAATAATTGAAATTTATTTTGCTGCGACGTGAATACGTTTGTTTTATATTTACCAATTTTGGGTAATTTTGGGTAAGGTCAACTTGATCGTAATCATCATAGAATTATTCAGGTAGGTTTTATCTATGGTCGACCTAGCGATCGCAGCCGGTTTTACGTCTTCAATATTAACGAGAATATCTATTACTGCGACCATCCATCGTCTCGAGATAAGCTCACCTATTCTCACCCAATTTGGGTGTTAAAATTGTTAAGTTATCTTTTTGATGGGAGTTTTTCCCGGATAATCGTGTTTTTTAACAATTTTGGCCGGCCAAAATTGTTAATTTAACAATTTTATCGACCAAAAACGCGATAAAATTGTTAAGACATATGTCTCATCAGGCCCAAAATTGTTAAGTTAACAATTTTATCTCGATCACACCCAAAAATATATTATGAAATCTGAAATCTACGTGTGTCTATGGTATTTAAAAAAAATAAATAGCGGGAAAAATCGCACGTTATGATGCCATCATAAAACGATAAAATATTGAAATATCAGTTATCGAACACTGAATCGAACCCGAAATTGTTAAAAATAATCAAATAGTGAGAACGTCCACTAAACGCGTTGGTACAGCTAAGTTATTTTAACAAAGAAAAACTCTGGACACCAGTGATGGTGGTCCGATTGATGATATTCAGTTACAAATATCATTGCACACGATCCTAAGATCATAAACTGTTTTTGATAAATCAATCATGTTATCGCAAAGATCACAAATTTCAAAAAAATCGGTTTACCATGAACATGTTTTTGCTTTTAATTTTCCTTCCTCTCCTTCCTCCTTTGAATTAAAAGGAGACTCTTTTTCCTTTGTTAGGCTCCTGACCACACGCAGTACGGTTTCATTCAAAGAAGACCCCTCTATCTCACCACTAAGAATCCCAGATTTGCAGATTTTCGATTTTTCATGACTTTTTTTGAAAAATTCAAAAAAAAGTTTGACAAAAAATTTGTTTTTTCCAAAAAAAGTCATGAAAATTCAAAACTTTCTGATGTCGACGAAGTCGACATTTTATTTAACAAAATGCGTGAAAATCGTCTCTTGATATTTTGATTTTCTTAAAAACGCGATCAGAAGCGAGACAAAGGAAAATCCCAAAGTCACAAAGGAAAATCGTGTCGCTTTTGATTTCAAAGGAGGAAGGAGAGGAAGGAAAAATAAAAGCAAAAACATGTTCATGGTAAACTTGATTTTTCTCGCCAAATTTTAGGTAATCCATGAGATAAAAATTTTATTTATCTTTGATCAGAGTTATGATGTTGGTCTCACTGTTACCGTATTGATTTCGATTTCAATAACTTTATAGCTACGGTTAAATTTGCTTCGTATTCAAACAAATTGTACATAAGGTCATTTGCCGATTTCTAAGTATAATCGTCACATCCCATGGTCACAGTGTTAGGACATTGTGAAACTCTGATGGCTCTGATTGCTCGGGGATATCAAACCCCAGAGGTGGTCGAGAATCTCGGGTTGATCAAAAATCGAATGAAACAAATTTATTCACAGGTCACACCACAGTATGATGACATTGAAGCGGAGATCGTCTGTCTCTTACTCTTGCAGATACATCCACAAATTGTCCATGATGTCTCCCTTAATGGGGTCTGGTCAACACTGTACATGTTAAATGCATTGGATCTCACATCTCAAGGAGTTATTCATTCCTATGATAAAGAACCGCAAACGGCCAGAGTGATCGAAATGTTTCCCAATTTGAAAAAAAGATGGATTCCGATGTCATTGTCGCTTCCGACCAGCGATGAAAATATCGAATTTCTTTTTATTGATGCCGATCATAGTCAGGAGTTTGCGCACACTTATGTGGATCAATTACTCACACCATTACTCAATAAAGTTCGACAATCTCACACCAAGGTGATGGTTGTGGTCCATGATATTTTCCATGCATGGTACGAACAACAATACCAATTTAATCCAGAAGGGCAAGTATTGATTGACTTTTTAGAGAGAAATCAATTATTGTATTTTTCCCCGCGAAATTATGAACATGCCGCACAGTTAAATCAGGAACGAATCCAGGCCAAGATCGATACATCACCGATTCACTGTTATTCGACCAATCCAGCGGTCTTTTTCATATTAGAATAAGCCATTAAGATCATATAAATACTTCGTTCGAATGAAAACTAAGTATGACTACGAATTTGCGACCTACTTTATTAATTATCGGATATTATCATTTGGCGGATGGTTTTCGGGCCTGTGCCAATTTTCTAAGACGAGATTATGATATCTTTTTTTTCCCATTATCACATTATCGTGATCATCAATACGATATTAAGACGGATTTGATCCGCTATGTGAAGGGAGAGTGTTGTTCTCATTATGAATGTGGTATGCAGGAACATCAACCTCCGATGGATATCGTCCTTTTTTGGAATTTTCGTTATTTCATTGAATCACATGAAGGTTTGGATGTCTTGGTGCAAATGAAAAGTGTGATCACTCGACCAACTGTTTATCTGGGATACAATTGGGATCCCATTCCACCCTTAGAAGATCCAGAACAAAGTGGGGATTTTCGGATTCCATGGATTCAGTTACTTAATGGTTATTTAACTTGTGATGGATGCGAGATCCGTTACTTACGCGACAAAGGCTACTATAATTATGTTTATTGTCCACCAGGTTTTGATCCAGCCATTACTTACTATATTTCCGATCCATTACATGCGTGCGATGTGAGTATTGTGTGTACCAATTTGTATGCGGATTACACACATTTCATTCGTAAAATGGTGCGGGTCCATAGAAAAGAATTGGTGGATTTATTGTATGCGCATCGGGAGGAGTTAAATTTCCATATTTATGGTCCTCCTCAGTTGAACCAGTTGTATCCAGCGTGTTATCGTGGTCTGATTACTTATGAAGAGTGTCCCCAAGTTTTCTCAAACAGCAAGATTAATTTGTGCATTCACGCCACATCCTACAACAATTATCAAAAATATTTGTATTACAGCGAACGGCTCCCTCAGATTCTGGGAGCCCGTGGTTTGGCATATTGCGAAACTGAATATGATGGGCTCCTTATTCCGGGTGTTCATTATGTTTTAGCTGACGCAACTGATCCATTAGGACAAATTAAAGAGATCATACGGACATATGATTTTCCCAAATATCGTACCATTCGAGAGAAAGGGTATGAATTAGCGCAGAAGTCATTGACGTGGGACACTATGCGTCAGAAAATTAATTTAATTACCCACATGGGGCACACAGTCTCAACATCGTCCCAACCCAAACATCGCCGTTGATCTCATATGATTCCATTACCGAATTCATCGGTGTTATCTTTTGCGACTTACGATCTGGGTCATAAGTCACAAAAGTATGTGAAGCTTTTTCAGTCATAACCAGTATGGATATGTCAGGTTATCATAACACTGATTATAATTTACCGTCCAATTTCGATTGGATCGCATATCGAAGTCTAAATCCGGATTTACGGTTTATCATGTCTTCGAAAGATGCAATCAAGCATTACAAACAACACGGATATAGGCAAAATCGACGATATACTTTCGAAGAAGACGCGAACATCTCTAACACTTCTAATGTCTCTAATACACTCAATACGCCTAAATCAACACCGACTGCCACTGTGTTGGTAAAATCATCGATTGTTCCTGTTGATCCCTTAGGAATTATGAGTCAGCGAGTGGTTGATGTTTATCAAAATCGTCTCAGCGAAGTACCGGATCAATTTGATTGGTTGGCCTATAAATCTCTCAATAAAGATCTACGGTTCCTCAAATCCTATGGTGATGCGGTTAAACATTATCGGGAACATGGTCATTATCAGCAACGCCCCTACCACTTCCCGGAGACAGCAGCAACTGGATCCGCTCCAGTTTTGAATTATTTGGAAAATGATGTTAAGGCCAATCGGTTACTCGAAATGACAGAAGTTAATTATTCTGAGTTGAATAAACAAAACGGGATTCCGGTTGAGTTCAATTGGCAAGTGTATAAGTCGTGTAATCCAGATTTACATATCAAAACATACCAAGAGGCCGTGGCTCATTATCGTGAGCATGGTTATCGTGAATCGCGTAAATATTCGTTGGAACCTGTTCCAACAGAGATTGGAACTTCATCAGAACATATATTGACCACAGATGCGTCTATTGTGGTTCCAAATGACTTGAGTGGTTCAATGGGATTACAACCACAACCACCACCACAACCACCACAACCACCACAACCAGAGGAGCATTTGCCTAAGGATTTCGATTGGTTGGCTTATAAATCGATTAATTCGGATTTGAATTTCCTCAACTCTCGAGCAGATGCTGTTCGCCATTATCTCAAATATGGACAACAAGAGGGGCGAAAATATCAGTTTGATAGTCCCGATAGTAATGGTGTTCTGGGACGGTTGGAGAAAGTAGCATCAGATTATGATTGGATCAGTTATCGACCGGTTGGTCCCCATCGGGAACAGAAAGAATCAGAAAATTCTCCATCTGATGTGGTTCTTCCGAAAAACTTCGACTGGATGGCGTATAAAATGCGTAATCCCGACCTAAGTATGATCAAGAGTCAAGCGGATGCAATCAAACATTATAAAGAACACGGATACAGAGATCATCGTCCATATGTCATGGAACTAGTCTCTCAGGTTGCGAATTCGAATAACACTGATGGAATTCCACCTGGTTTTAATTGGATTTATTATCGATCACAGTATCCTGATTTGAAATATATCATTACCAATGAGCAGGAAGCCATTCAACATTATTTGAACCATGGACAACTGGAAAATCGAAAATGCGCTCCTGGTCCAGAAGATATACCAGTTCCACCCACACGACCTTTACCAACCCCCAGAACACGTCCTCTAGAGCGTCGCCGAGCAACCAAGATATCCACCAAATCCCAGATTCCTCCATCCGTGAACACGGTTATGTGCCCCATTGTTCCAGTTAAATCGAAAGGGGAACATCCACGTTTGGGAAAAGTCGTGAATCCACAAACCTCAGATCAACCTCGTATCGTTTCGACTCCATCTCCCACCACGGGAATGATTCCCAAGATTATTCACTTTATTTATGGATTCAAGTCACAAACTACTGAGTTTGGAGTCACACAATATATAGCGATTATGTCGGCCTATCATTTGAATAAACCTGACCATATTTACTTCCACTATCGATATATGCCATATGGTCCCTTGTGGGATAAGGTTAAACCATATTTAACCCTGGTCGAAACCGACCCACCCACTCATGTTTTTGATCGACAGGTCAAGCGATATGCTCATCAGGCTGATATTGTCAGACTCAATGTGTTAAACCACACTGGTGGAATTTATTTGGATATGGACACAATTTGTTTGCGTCCTGTGATTCCATATCTCAAATATGATTTTGTCATGGGAATCCAAGGAGAGAATTATGGTTTATGTAATGCGGTCATCATGGCCAAACCAGAAACAAAATTTGGGCAGGAATGGTATCAATCTTATCAATCCTTCAGTCAGAATTGGGATCTCCATTCAGTGAGAATCCCACTCGCCATTTCAAAACAGTATCCAATTACGATTGCACCCAATGATGCATTTTTCTATCCACTTTGGGATCCGTTCCCAGAGTTGGTCTTATCCGAAACCATCAATTATGATTGTTGTCATCGTGTGTTTCAAAACTCCTACTGTATGCATTTGTGGGAAACTTGGTGTGGTCGTGATCTCCAAAAAACCACGCTTGAAACGTTGTGGACACACAAAAGTTTTTATCATCTCTTAGCGCGTAAATTTGTCGAGAATCCTATCACGATTTTAATTATTGTTCATGACCCGATGAAGTCAGAGTCAATGGTGTCCGTTTCGGAAACAATTGCATCCATTGGAACATGGTACTCTGCGGTGGGGCGTGATGAGGTGGCGCAAGTGGTTGTCTATAACCAGTGTCATCAAGAAGGCCAAATGCATGAATATTTGACCCACTTACCGGAGATAAATCCTAAATTTCATGTGATTCGTGAGGAAAATGGTAATGATGAGGTGTCAGTTTTACAGATTAAAAAAAAATTATGTGCCCGAGTCACTCGGGGAATCATTTGTTTAGCAGAAACACCGTGGAAATTGGTGAATGTCGAATGGTTACTAGAGGCGCGCGACCTGTTGTATGATGAATCAATAGGAATGATTATGGGTCACAGTTCAGAACATTCGACTGTCACCACTTTCTCGCTAACACCAAACGCAACCATACACATCTCGTTACCACCGGATGCTCGAATTTTTCGGTCAGAATTGTTGGAATACGGTGTCCATTTTACGACTGATACGGACATAGTCAAGTCTGATCGAGAATTTTGTCAACAAATCACTGTATTGGGGAAACAAATCTGCATGTTAACTCCTAAGGATGTCAATGAGGATTAAGGCATTTGAGATCTCTTGCTTTATGAATGCACAAAAGGGTGATCTCATTGGTCACGTGAATTAAATTCAGATCCCATGAAACCAGTTGAATTGTCTGAGTTGTGGGGGTAATTTGTGGTGTGGATAGATCGTACAATCGATAACCGTATTTTTCCAAACTAAATAACAGTTCGAGCCATCGATTGGTCGGCTGACAACTAGGTTTAACTTTGAGGATCATGCAATCAATCATTTGATTAATTAGACAATAATTGAGTCCTTCCAATAGATCAAGGATTCGATCATGTTCCAACCGTAAGATCCCGATCGGTTTTTGAACCATGAGAACCGCGTGATCCAAAGATGGTCTGAGTCCCAGATAAGTGTAGATCGGGGTCACATGATCCAATAGTTGATTCTCTGATAGTTGCCGACACAGATGGCGGTATCGACGTGCATCTGACTCGAATGTATGTGTTTTCCATCCCAAAGATGCCGCAATGCCGCAATGAGTCAGATGTTGCGGTGTATGCGTGGAAGTCAGAACTTCAATTAAATTTCGATGCGGAATTTGTTGTAATAATTCCACATAAATTTTGGTTTGATACAAATCAGTTGGCGCAATTTGATATTGTTGAATCCATTTCAATTCCATTTCCATTTAAGGTAGATTCAACGGGTGTGTTCAAATAAGTTCACGCATATGTGTTCATAAGTTAACATCTTGGACACCGTGTAAACGAGCCATGTAACGGTTGGCTTCGAACATGCTTTTGAAGCCACCCATGTCCAACCAGATGGAATTGAGGATCGCGTAGGTCGCTTGACCTTGCGCCACATAAGCCATATTGACATCAGTAATCTCCAATTCACCGCGTTTGGAAGGTCGAACGGAGTTGATCAGATCGAAAACGCGATGATCATACATGTAGACCCCGATAACCGCATAGTTAGTGGGAGGATGTTGTGGTTTTTCGATCAAATTGGTGATGCGTCCGTTAGTAATTTCCGCAACTCCGAAGGCTGTGGGGTTCTCAATTTCCTTGATGAAGAGTTTACATCCTCCTTCTGGCTCTGCTTCGAATTCCTGAATGTATGATGAAATATCATCCAGAATCAGATTGTCACCCAGAACCACGACAAATTTTTCATGTCCAACGAAACTTTTGGCCAATTTGAGGGCATCGGCGATTCCTCCGGTTGGGTTCTCTTGATACGCGTACAGGACGGAATTAAGACCGAATTGTTTTCCGTTACCGATCAGTTGGGCAAAATCACCTAAGGAGTCACCGGTCACGATCAATAAATCTTTGCACCCTGCCTTGACTAGTGTTTCGATCGGGTAATAGACCATGGGTTTATCGTAAATCGGAAGGAGATGTTTATTGACAACTGAGGTACATGGATAGAGTCGAGTACCGAGTCCACCTGCTAGGATAACACCTTTCATGTGAATGTTGATTATATTGTTTAGATATATTTAAAAAGAGCTTGAAGTGAAAAATGATTTCTAATTTTTCTTCATGAGAAGTCTTGGTAGTTAATATATTAACAAGAACAATGGAAGATCTTTTTCAAAAAACTCGTGTGATTAAGCTGTGTGATGATGACTTTGATTCCGATTTTCACTTGATTCACCATAAGTTCAAAAATAAGGATGGTTATGTCATGATCTATGCACCATGGTGCCCGAATTGTCAAGATAAAGTTGGTTTCTGGTCGTATATGGCGGAACAATTTAATGATCGTGGACGCTATCATGGCGAGAATTTCCGGATTGGTGTCATTAGCACCACGGATCCCAAAGCGGAAAAGTGTGTGGAACATTTCCAGGTGGTCGCCATTCCAATGTTTTTCCATGTGCGTCCCAACCGACTCGGACAAGGAGTTTTGGCAGAATATCAGGGAGCTGATTTGCAACCCAGTAGTTTACTGGCGGAAGTGTGTCAGGAGTCACCCGAAAGACACTTGTGCCGTCTCAAATTGGATGATAATAAAATGTAAGAATATCCCAAAAATAAAATCATATATAATATATCAATGAAAGTCATTTTAGTCACAGGGGCATGCGGTTTTATCGCCAGCAATTTTGTCAGGAAATTGCTAAAGACTAGTCGTTATTTCGTGATTAATGTTGATAAACTCAACTATTGTGGGACACATCTGAACATTGAGAAAGAGTATAATTTCGAGACACATTGCAGTGAGAAGACTGATTTAACTAACTATGTGTTTTACAAGGCGGACATTAACAATGCAGAATTTATTTCTGATATTTTGAGAAGGCATAAGGTGGATGTTATCTACCATTTTGCCGCCCAATCACATGTGGATGTATCATTTGGTAATTCTTTGCAATTTGTCATCGATAATGTCATGGGCACATCAACTTTGCTCGAATGTGCTCGCGTTTATGGGAAGTTAGAACGCTTTATCTATGTCAGTAGTGATGAGGTTTACGGTTCAGTGACCGAGGATAAAGATGAAGTTGTTCTCAAATATGGTTTGTACAATGCCACTAATCCGTATGCCGCGACCAAAGCGGCAGCGGAACTGATGGTCAAATCTTATCACATTTCATACAAATTACCCACCATTATTACTCGGAGCAATAATGTGTATGGGTATGGACAATTCTGGGAAAAGTTGATCCCCAAAAGTATTTACAATCTGCAAAAAGGCAAAAAAATCCCGATTTATGGTGATGGATCCGCCAAACGGAAGTATTTGTTTGTCGAAGACGCATGTGATGCCTATTTAACCATCATGGAAAAAGGTCAAATCGGGCAAATTTATGAGATGGAATCACACAATGAATACACCGCACTGGAAATGGCCCACAAGTTCATTTCCATTCTGAAACCCAATGATCCACTGGAACAATGGATTAATCATGTCGTAGACCGAGCCTTCCATGATTCCAGATACATTGTTAATCCACAGACCTTATCGGAATTGGGATGGTCAGCACAAACACCATTTGACAATGGGTTGGCCAAAACGGTTGAGTGGTACGTTAATTATGCGATCCCTGAATCACATTGGTCATACAGTGGAGAACATATGATTACCAAGATTTGAGTTTCAGTTTCAACTTCATCAGAAGCAAATTTATATAATATGATATCTATTTAATATAGATATCATATCTTGTCATCATTGATGAAGTACGCTTTGCAAATTTATGGCGTGTTCCGAACATTCGATGTGTGTCTTTCACAGATTCTCAAATATATTATGTTTCCCCAAATCGATTGTGATGTGTTCATTCTCAGTCAGAAAGATGATGGCTATTCGCTGGACAATGAAACCATGATCAAAAACCTCGTGGGACCTCATTTAGTTGCGTTCAAATATATCGAGGAGTATCCAGAAGGTGTCCTCCGGTATGAGGAGGAGTTATGTCAACATTATCGCGCATGTGTGGAGAATGCCAAGAAAAAAATTCAATCAGAATTGATCACCAACGGGTTCGTGACCCGTTTATGGTATCGTCGTTGGTTAGTCAACCAGATGCGAATTGACCATGAGAAAAAGACGGGTGTCAAGTATGATTGGGTTATTCGAACACGGTTCGATATTGGGTATCGAACTGTTAAAAATCATGTGCAATTACAATTGTTGACACAACCACCACAACCGGAATGGGTTTATATGTACCCAGACACATTCTCTTGTGGGTCACCGGGAGCGATTAATTATGAATCAGAGTTAATCCATCATTGGCCCTATGTTTATCATAGATATTTGGATACCGGATCTTTTCAGGAGATGAATAATAATTTCAATACTCTTAAAAAATGGCTCTTTATGTCAGAAATGAATCTCATCCAGTATTTCAAAGCTTCCAAATATCATATTCATACATTACCACCTGATTTCAAAATCATGCGACGCAGTATGGTGGGGGAAGTGTCAAATTCAGATTTGCAAAATGATCACATGACCAGTGTTCACTATGGGTTGGGTGATCGATGGGTCGACGTGACCGATCAATTCGTGGAATTATTGGCAGAACAATATGACCACCCACATAATCGGTCGTTATTGGCGATCAATAATGCTTTGGCCAAAACTGATCCGGCACCCGGTTTGGTCAAAAAATTAGTGATCACGACTTTGGAAGGGAACGAATTTGTCTACATGGAACATGCCAGTTATTGGTTCAAATATCAATACATTTATTTCATCAGTTGTCCTCTGGATGAGATTAAGAAAGTAACCTATGGGTTGGGCACTCGAGTGCATGATGTGACCAAAAAGTTTTGCGCTTTATCAAATGCTCATAATTCAACTGTTTATGTTTCCAATCACCTAGTTGCGAATGATCCATCACCGGGCGATGAGAAAATTCTAACATTGTTGTTACAAGATGGAACGCGCTACGAATTTGCCGAATATTCGATTTTGGTCATGGCATGAACGCCAGCGAGTTCACGTTTTTTGGTTTCTGTTTTCGGGAGTGTTGTAATACGCTTTTGTTGGATTATTCCAAACATTCATATCGGTATTGGGGAAACATAAGGAATGGATTTCGTGAGTGTGATAGCGTTGATAGAGTGTGTGATTGGATACATGTTGTGTTTGGATCAGTTGTTTTTCCTCAGTGCATGAGAGTTCATCTCGATGGAGTGGATGATCGATATCGAAAAGGGTGTTTTCCACAGGGATCGACCGGATGTGGCTGGAGTCGTAGATGAGTGATTCTTTTTGGTTAGTTTTGGTGTTCAGATTGAGTAAAAGTGGGTGATTGACTGTCTCATTTGTGGCGGGAAACAGATAATTAGGGATTGGATGGAGATCGAAAAAGGTTCGGTCCTCCAATTGTTGATTTTGTGTGTCATTTTTCCACCATTCGAATGACATGGTCGATATATTATATATATATATTAGTTTACCATAAAATTAAAATTTCAAATGATGTTTGATAGTCTGTACAAATGAGCGAACACTTATTTATCAATAAGTTGATATATCACATCATTGATGACATTGTTACGAAAATATCATAAATACGTGGGACCCTCACAATTCGGAGCGATCCTGGGTTTAGATGAGTTCCAATCATGTGATGATTTGCGGGATGAGATTGAAAATGGGTACATTCCCATATCCAATACTAAAACGCAATATGGTAATGACTATGAATCGATTGCATTATATTATTATCAGAAAATTCACCATGTTACCATTGAACATCCCAAATTTGCGGTTGACCCACATAATCCACGGATTGGCGGTATCTGTGATGGCTTGCTTGATGTACGAACCGGAATCGAAGTCAAATGTCACACAAAGGAGTCTAATTTGCTCCAATCGATTCATCCCAGGTATTTGGTTCAGTTGGCTGGTTATTTGTATTTGTATCAGCGAGACAAATGGATTCTGATTAGTAATATTTTCAATTCGAATCAGACCTTGAAAAAGTGTCAAACGTTTGAAGTGACATGGGATCAAGTTAAGTCCCAATGGGAACAAGAATGGTATCCAAAGATTGTGGAGTTTGTGACCAGTGTTAAATGGGCCAAAGATTCATCCAATAAAATTTGAAATATTAATCCCACCGCTACCATTATTTTGATTTTAACTGATCAAAGTTAAAATCAAAAATATACGTGCTGGTTAGCTTACTTGGTCTCCAATGGAATATTTTTCTCGCGGCATTTCTGGATGACTTTGTCATGCAGATATTCATCTAGGTGTGGGTGATCGAAAAGGACTTGAGGATTAAGAGGTCTGGGTGTTTCTCCTAAGGCATCCAAAAGGATAAGAGTACTACCGTACAATTTGGATTTAATGGCGTGGGCAAGGCATTGTTCATAATCAATTGTCAATTTATGATCGCATACCTTTTTGCAAAGGTATGCGACAACATTATCGAGTTTGGCATCACATCCAGCAATAATGCCAGGAGTCATATCTCTGGTTCCCACGCGTTCCAGGCTGTCAACGATATCACGGATGAACGCCATGTTGTCAGTGGTACAGACAGCCGCCAAGACGGTACTGTTATCGATTTTGAATTCATTTTGCATGCTCAGCAGGTAGGTCATGTATGATTGATTGTTGAGAGCCGTAGCACCAGCAACCAATCCCTGATAGATGTTATTGAGATGCGTGGGTTGTTTTTCATTAATTTGCGTAAGCACATATTTGATAATGTCGAATGAGAGTGAGACGTATCGTGTGATTCCTGAACTAATCACACTTTCAGCAATATGTGGCGGATTGCGATCATCGA